TCGCTACCTGACCGCCGGCCAGCAGTTGCGGGAGTGCATTGCCGGCTGCCGCCATCGCTGCCTGCTGGCGTTGCCGGTCTTGCTGCTGTTGCTGGAACATCTGAAGCTGCATTTGCTGCTGCTGCTTCGCCTGCTCCTGCTGTTGCAGTTGCCCCTGGTACTGAATGAACGAGGCGAGTCCGCCGAGTCCGGCCATAGTTGCCTCCTACATCGTGAAGCCGTAGCTATTGCCGCCACCGCTGTAATACGGGTTCGAAGTGAACGCACCGCCAAAGTTACCGCCGCCGAAAGACCCGGTAGCGCTGTTCCCGCCGAACAAACCCCCCAGTGTGGCTTGCACTTGCGGATTACTGCCCAAGCCCTGAATCCCCTGCGAGACCAGCGCGCCAGCGGCGCCCGCGCCCTGCGTCGCCGCACTGTACGGGGTAGCCTCCGCGCCGGCGCCGTAGTTCAGGTAAGGAATTGCCTGACCCTGAATCGCCTGCCCCGGACCGTAGACGTTTGAATTCAGATACGAACCGAAAGCCCCACCCAACTGGCCGGGAGTCGCGGCGATGCCCTGCGCGGTCTGGTACGGGGTCTGCCCGCCCTGCAGCGTGTAGCCTGCCCCCGCGCCGCCGAGCGCCGCCCCCTGCCCTGCAAGCTGGCCCGCCTCGCCCGCTGCCTGCCCGTAGCCCTGCAATCCGGAAAGCTGGCGTTGAAGCTGCTGATTCTGCCAGTCGATGTTGAAGTTGCTCAACGCCTGGTTCGCGACGCCCGCGCCGGCAGCCGACGACCCGAGTCCGTACATGCTGTTCGTGGCGCCGGTCTGGTCCTGCAACTGCTGGACTGTGCGGTTGTAAAGCGCGCTTTGCGGATCGAGCGCGGTCTGGTAGACCTGTTGCCCTGCATTGAGCAAACCCTGTTGCGCGCCAAAGTTCAGACCGGCGGCGTTGTTAAGCTGGCCGCCGAGCGCGCCATACTGCGCGCCAGCCGCGTTCGCTGCCTGCTGGTATGCGGGCGCGTACTGGTTGTTGGCGTTCAGGCCCTGGTTAAGAGATTGTGTCCCGTACTGGCCCAGGTTGTTGTCCAGCCACGTGTTGTAGTTCTGGTTCTGGATGCCTTGCCACTGGGTATCGGCCTGGCCAAGCCCCGTGGGCGTGTAGTATGAATTGCCTCCGCCTGTCGTGCCCGGAGACATCAGCCCGGAGACAAGCGAGCCACCAATTCCTGCGGCCAGGCCGCCCGCTACTGCTCCGAATGGCATGATCTACTCCTTCATTATGGTTTCCGGATCGGCAACGCTCTCCGCGTGAATGCACAGCCACGTGATATCGGTCACTGCCATGATCCGGTGTTTCTGTCCTGCCTTCACTTCAAGCACACACGGCCCTTTCAGGTGATGCAGTTCGCCGTCTATGTCCATGATCGCGACGCCCCGGCACAGGACACTCAGGTGGTCGTAATCGTGGACGTGCTTCTCGACCTCGCGACCCATCTCAAGCGTCTGCTCCCGCGCGTATGCGCCTCCGGCGAAGTGGTGCTTGATCATTTCTCGCACCTCAGACACACGATCAGCGTCATGCGGTCGTCTGGACCTTCGTTCACGACATCGTGCTCAATCGTGTTGTCGAAATACCAGACCTCGCCCGGAGCCATCGCTACGCGCTCCTCGCCCACGCGGTTCACGCACTGCGGATTGGACTGAAGCACGACATACAATTTCGTATTGTAATACGTCGCGTGCCAGCCGCCATCCACGTGCGGCGCGATGCTGCCGCCCGCCGGTATGCGGGTGATCAGCACGCCACCCAGGCGCGTCGCCTGAACACGGGCCATCATCCCGTAGACCAGTGGCCGCGCGCTCGGGAGCGCGAACCACTCGGGGTAGAACACCGATTCATGCTCATCGTTGAACGTCGAATAGTCCCCGGACTCCTTGAACGGCTTCTCGTCGTTGTAGCGCAGCCAGATATCGTCCATCTCGCGATGGACGGGCAGATCCTTGCGGAATCCGCGCCGGTTCCACAGCCGGGGTTGCCGGGCCAGTTCAAGTAGCAGCGGCGCGGTGTCGAGACCGGCCGCTATTTTCACCATGTTGCGCATTACAGATCGCTGAACGTGGCATGCAGCCACTGGATGAACGATGACAGGATGCCGACGTGAGCTACGAGAGTCGGATTGCTGGCGACGACCGGCGCAGCAGTCAGCGCAGCAGCGCCAGCCGCAGCCGCGACGACCGGGCTACCGCCGGCAGCCAGCGACGACTCGACGGCGTTCGCGGTCGATTCAGCCGCCGTCAGCGCACCCGTGGCTTCCGTCACGATGGCCGATGCAGCGGGATCGATGGCCGAGGCGATGGTAGCGGCGACGGGTGCCAGTTCGTTGGCGATGGCTTCAGCGGTTTGGGTGATACCTTGGACGTCCATTTCAGATTTCCTTTTGGGCAGAGAAAAGAGCCACCAGGTAGTGAACGCCGATGGTGATCAGCGTGCCGATGGCGGTGGCGACATCAGCAGGAAGGGTTATATGGTACAGCCCTAGCACGTACGTGAGGATGACAATTATCGCGAAAGAACCGCCAGCGGAGGCGCTTCCAGCCGCGACCGTGGTAGTGGGCTTCATGCGCTTAACGCCGACTTGCAAAGCGCGTACAGCGCAAGGCGATCCTGAAGACCGTTCAGCCCGCCGTTGATGCGTTTCGTAATCGTGTTGAAATCGCCCACGTCGGCCAACGCGTTCAGTTCCCGCGAATTCCAGTACCAGGCCGCCGACTGCGCGGCGTTGCCCGGTTGTTCGAGCAGTTCGGGGCTGGTCTCAAGTGGCAGCGTCAATGCGAGGCCACACGTGCGGTAGTTCGCGCGCCCGGTCACCTGGATCAGGCCCCGGCCCCGAAACTTGAAACCATCGCCCGGCTGGTTGTTGCCGAGATCCGCGCGCCCCTCGTACCCTTCCTGGGTCGGAGTCGGTCCCCACAGTTCGCGGACGTAGATCAGTCGTCCAGACTCGTGGCCGATCTGCGCGATGAACGCAGCCTGACGCGCTGGCGAATCAATCGCATAAAGAGCCATCGCCGCAGAAAGTGCATCGGCCCACGTTTGCGCGCGCTGGAGCGGGATGCCAAGGGCTGCGGCCAGTATGTCAGGTGTCACATGCGTTCCTTCAGGGAAAGAATTTCTTGAATCCTCCAGCCGCGCCGTAAGCCGCGAGCCAGATTACCAGGTACAGGCACGTTTTCCACAGGATGCCTAATACCCCCTTGCCGATGTTGATCTGGAAACGCTGTGCCGCGCGTTTCTCCAGTTCGTCGACAATCGCTTTCACGTCGCTTTCGGTAAGCGTTCTTGGCTCCATTCTTCTTCCCCGATTCTCTTTGCCGCTTCCCGCTGACCGAGAGCGACAGCGTTATTAAGCCGGTCCTGACGTTGGATAACTTCATTGCGCAGCGACTCTACGGACGCCTGTACGCCTACCGTGTGGCGCGCGGTATCGATCAGCAGCACCGGCAGCCATGCGATGGAGCAATCGAAGTTGTCGACCATCGCGCCTGTCGACGGATTCTTGCCGACTACATGCACCCAGAATTTGCATTTCGATTCGATGCATGCTTTCTGAAGAAGGGGGCAGACTGGCGCTTTGCTCACGTCTTCTGCCCCACGATGCACTGGATGTAGTTCACGTTGAACGTCTTCGTGTGCGAGTGCGCGCCGCCGCCGCCGGTGTTCTGGATATTCGCGTTGCCTGTGTTGACCGATACTCCGGTCGTTGCCAGCGCAGTACTGCCAGCGTTGCCTGCCGCGCCGCCGCCAGGGAACGTGTTCGAGCCGCCGGCAGTTACCACGAAGTTGCCCACTGGCGGAACGTGGCTGTGACCGCCGTCCGTGACGCCGTGGGCATGGCCTGCGTCTGTGTGCGCGTGCGACGGCATCTCGCCAATAGATAGCGTATGCCCGTCGGTCGTCCACTGCGTATTAAACATGGCGCTATACCCTGCCGCGCCCGCCGTTATCCCTCCGCCGGAAGGAACAATCTGGATCGTGTAATCGTTGATCGTCGCGTCCGTCGTCCACCCGGTAGGCGCAGAAGCCATGTGGAAAACAACCCGCGTGCCAGAGGGCGCGGTCAGCGTGCCGATGGGGTTGGCGTTCGCGTTCACCTGGTTGACGATGAAGTTGAAGTCGGCCATCAACGGCGTGGCGTCACCCAGTTGCCCGTCCTGAATATTGTTCGGTAGCGTTCCGATGATCGCCATTGCCTACCCCTGATTGGTGTAACCGGTATCCTGGTACCGGGCGAAGAACGTCCCGATTGACAGACTATTGGAAGACGTTGCCTGTATGTCCAGCGACATTTTCTGAAAGACAAGAGGCGCTTTCCACGGGATTGTATAGACGACCGGGATCTGTTGCGTCGTAGACCACACCGAGCCGTCGCCCCAAACGAAACTGCCCCATATGAACCCGGTTGCCGGTGTCGTTATCTGCGTGTTACCTACTGTGACGTTGCGCTGATCATACGCCGTGATCTGGTACTGGACCGAGGCGCCCGAACTGGAAAGCTCAAGCGTGGACTCGACGACCTGGACCTCCGCCATGTGGTTTGTCTTCGGGAACGATGACGAGCGTAGATGCGATACGAGTTGCGTGCCGTTGTCGTTGTAACTGCTGTTCGTGGTCGGGATGCCCTGACTGATGAACAGCGCCGCGCCGCTCGCCGCGCCCGAGATCACAAACATGTTGGAGTATTGCGCCGCGCAGTCGTACGGGAACGTGTGCGGGCCGGTCCACCGCTTGCGCCGGATGTCGTACCAATAGTCGTTGGTCTGCGGCACACCGAACAAGGTTGTCGCGACGCAAACCCGATAGATGTTCCCCGAGAACGCGGCCGCGATCCGTGAAGGTGTGGTTGCGTTCTGAAACGGAACCTGCACGTCGGCCACGCCGTCATTGCCAGGTTGATGCGAGAGCGGACTGAGCACGCCGAGGAAGTTGAGCACGTACGGCGCGTCGACGCCCACAAAACAAATTCCGAACGTGACCTGCACCACGCTGCGCGGGGCAATCGTGCCCGTGGTCAGAGTGATGTAGTTCAACGCCAGATTATTGGTCGTCGGATCGCCGGTCACCTGCCAGATCTGCGACGCCTTGAACACGATCAGCGCCCCGACCACGCCGGCCGACGTAGTCTGGATAGGCAGGCCCGATTGCGCGATGATCGGCGTGGTATCGCCAACCGTGAGTGCCTGACTGGCGTTCGTGCGGGTCGTCGGTACAAGCACGTCGGAAAATTCCAGCACATTGCCTACCGCGAAGTACGCCCGGTTGTTGTAGTTCGCAACCGAGGTCGGCACGCCAGTAAGCGGGTTCGTTGCGGTGTTCGCCGCGGTCCACGTCGGCGCCGCCGGGTTCGTGATGTCGATCACGCCGAAGAAGTTCGAACCGGTGCCGTTGAACCCCGGATGCGTGACGATTATCTTCGTGCTGATCACGGCCATTGTGGGCGGAGTCCACGGGCCGGAGGTCGCGGGCGAGGTCGGCGTGTTGCCGGCTGTCACCCCACTGATCGTGATGAACGTTCCGCCAACCAGGTTATAGGCGAACGGTTCATCGTGGCCAGGATTGCGCGCGGT